CGGCGTGACCGGCCGTGTTAAGATCGAACGCGCCGAGTTCCAAAAACGCGAGGTGCCCTTGTTCTGCTAAATTAAATCCGCTCATGTTAAAACCTCCTTATGGCTAAACTGCCATTGTTTGTTGTTGATTCATTTCACATTTTAGGCGGATAATTTCCTTATACCCTGCCTCCCAAAAGTCACGGTTAAAATTTGCTCTGCCGTTACAAGATCGGCAAAGCGTGATAAGATTTTTTGAATTGCAATTCTTTTTATTATAGTCGATATGATGAATACTCAAAGTGTTGCAATTCTTTTTACATTCGGGATTCTGGCAAGTGTGATTGTCTCGTTCCCTGATAGTATCCTTAAATAGTTTACTTCCCCAAATAAGGGCATACGGTTCGCGGGACGTTCCACCAAGCCAGTTACCATTTCCTTTACCTGAATTCGCACCACCGATCTTTAGTTTTGTTTCCATTGAATGCCTATAACCGGCCCTTCCCTCAATGCGTTTCTGTATCCATTGGTAAGATTGCTTTCTACCAAGATTAGCCGCAAGCAATTTTGCCTTTGTCAGATCTGGCATGGGTTTGCCATACATCGGATGTTTTTCTCCCATCTGAATCCCTTTATGACATTCACTATTTATTTTTCTAATATACTCAGGATAATTATCACCGGACTTGCCTCTTAACCATCCGGGCCGACCCAATGCGGATTCAGAAACGCGCTGTCGGTTCAACGCGATCCTTTCGTCAGTCCATAGGCTTTTCGTGATCCTGATAGCATTTACTCTTTTTGCTATATGTTCCATGGATTGCTTTCTACCCGCATTAGGATGAGTCATATCAGTTACCTCAGGCACGTTCACCCAAAGCCACAAAGTGTGAAAGAGTAGAAGTTGCGCCGCCCTTATACGGGGTTAGTGCGCTCGCGCGTACCGGCTGACCGTCCATCCGCAAGATGAACCGGAACACCTGTTCCGCATATTCAAAGCGGACATGAATGGAAACCGCGCTTTGTATCCCGCCTTTTTCAGCCAGGATATACCCGCCCGGAAGATCGGCAAAAATAATGTCGCCCACGTCGCCGAGGGTTGCACATTGTTCAATGGGAGTCACCGGCCGGCCGAACAGGGCGCCATACGGAGACGTAGAGATTCCGCCCGGAGGCAGAAACACCGGGATGCCGCCGGTTCCGACTGCGTGCGACATTTGGAAAAGCTGCGGATAGGTGTTTTGATTAATTAACCATTCCGCTCTGGCCAGGCTTCCCGGAAACATTCTCGACCACATTTTCTCCACGTTCTCGGCCACGATCGTGTCTGCCTTCTGTCCGGTCTCTTTTGTAACGGAAACCAAGCACCCGGCATTCAGGATGCCAAGAAACTGGCCGCCGCCGGTTCCGTTGATGATCCCGTCGTCAATTTGAAATCCGAATTCTTTGTTAAAACTGTCCTGGATGATTCCCTCAAGCTGTGCCGAGTCCTGGAGGTTTTCGTCCGTGGCATAACAAAGGCCGGTGAGTTTTTTCAACACCAATTCAATCTGCCGGAATTTGGGTTTTTTCCCGGTGAAAGCATCGGCTTCGCCTTCCCAGTAGGATATCACTCCACCAACGCGGCTGCTGACTCTTGAGGTTTCGTCAATGCCGTTGATCTTGGTTCCGTTTGAATTTCCGGAGATCGTAATCCTCCGGCATTTCGGGGCCAGGATACCGGTTGCAATGACGTCTTGCAAAAGCTGATCTGCAAAATCCTGTTGAACCAAAAACCCGCCCTCGCTTGGCACGCTTTCGTTAAGTCCTGAAGCGGCGTTATACAGCCGTGGATCAATCCTTTTGCCGGGAAGACCCGCGTTCATAACTGCCGCCATCTGCTGGCCCAAAGAACTGAACCGTTCTTTGTTTTCAGCAGGCTGGGTTCCCAGCGTGTTTTTAGGAACGGTCAAGGTTCCTTCCGGGGTTTCCAGGATTTTTGCCGTCCTGTCCCGCCGCTCCAGGGTGGCTACGGTTTTCATCAGGTCGTCCGTCGCGTCTCCGATTTCGTTCATGAGTGAGAGTTCGGATTTGGTCAGGTCTCGGTTTTCCGAGGTCGCCTGCGCTTCAATGTCATCGCCCTTTTTCTTAAGGGCTTTAATGTCTTCTCTGTACTGTCCTACAGTCTTCATTTTGTTTTCCCTCCTGTCTGTTTATTGTTTTTAGATGGTGCTGCTATCTCCGCCCGTACCAGCAGGTCAGACACCCAGTCTTTTTTCTTCGGTAGCTCAACGTCCTGTTTGAGAACCGGAGGATCGGGAATAATAGGCGTAGAAGAATCAACAACACCCGGTTGCGAAAGAACATCCTCCTGATGCCCCTCATCTTCTTTTTCCTTTTTATACCCTTTCAAAAGAATATCCTTTGCCTGCTTATTGCTTAGCCCAACATCCCGTAGGGCTTTTTCAATCATTCGTTTTGATTCTTTTTGGTTTCGTAACTTTAGAGATTCTGGAACTTTAGCAAATACGGATAGGTCATAACTTCCTTCAACCGGCTCGCCGTCATAAATTCGGTCAATGAGTTTATTATCCAGGGCAGCCTGAGCCGTGAACCAAGTTTCAACGGCCATCCATTCAAGAAATTTTCCCTGGCCTATCCCGGTTTTTTTTGCGTAATCGCTGGCGATAGAGTCATTTATTTTTTCATGCAAACTGACTTCTTTTCCAATATCAACGAGGAGTTGATTCAAATCGTCAATGTTGAAATACCCCAAAATATCCAGGATGCTTGTTGCGTTATGGATCATTAAAAATCCACCATCGACCATTTCAAGCTCATCGCAACCCATGGCCAGGAAGCTGGCCGCCGATGCTGCAATTCCATCAATGTGCCCGATCACCTTCGCCTTGTGTTGCATGATTGCCGTTTTTATGGCACGCGCTGCGAAAACATCACCGCCCTGTGAATCAATGCGAAGGTGAATAGTCTCGGCATCAATTTTATTAAAGTCCTTAACAAATTCCAAGTGATCAATACCGAACCATCCGCCAATATCGCCGTAGAGATATACGGTCGGTTCATCCTTGGCTTTATTATTAAGATTCCCGCCCTTATTGTGCATTGAACGAACTGAGGTTTTGCGAGTAATTAACATTTTATTTCCTCCTACATTCCCATTGCCAGAGATGGCTGAAATGGTCGATCTAATCTTACACCCTTGCTCATGTTTTCTTTTGCCTCTACGTGCTTTTTACATGCATAGAACTCGCTCAAATCCTTTTCCGCGCCGCAGCGAGAACAAACCTTACTCATTTTTTGCCTCCTTGGCCGGCTCCGGCTCCGGTTCCGGTGTAGGCTTTTGAGGAGGTTCCATTTTCTTTTTAAATTGTTCTTTTGCCATACTTAAAGGCACCATATTTAAAGGTATAAAATGTTCATCGCCATTCGTTATAGGGTCCATGTCTTCGAGTGATCGGATTTCATTTAAACTAAATACTCCAATATTAAACATTTTTGAATAAAATTCAGATCGCCCGGCCGTATCTGGTCTTAAGATACCATCTGCATTATGTTTGAAATACAACCTTCCATATCCAGAAAGTTCTTTATCTGATTTTGAAAGAAGTTGTGCATTATAATTCTGTTCTAACCTAATAAACCATGGCAATAATGTATCAGCATAATACGATCGTTGTTCTGATTCGATATTTGAAAAACTGGACTTCGTGAGATCTTTCAGTTTATGCGGCGGCAGGTTAAACCAGCGGGCGATTTCCGGAATTTGGAATTGTCTGCTTTCCAGAAATTGCGAATCTTCCGGCGGGATGCCGACCTTTGTAAAGGTCATGCCGTCTTCGAGCAACATAAGTTGGTGAGAGTTTCCCAGCCCTGCATATACTTCAGTTACGGCTTGTCTAAAAGCCTTTGAATCTTTTACTTGACCGGGATGAGTTACAATTGCACTCGGGTGAGTTCCGTTGCCGAAATAAAGCGAGCCGAATGTTTCCATGGCCATGCCGAGACCGATTGACTTTCGGGCCATGCCAACAACCGAATAACCGATAAAACCATCAAACCCGAGTCCCGGAACATGCAAAATTTTTTCCCTGGGCAGAATTAAATCGGGAGCCGCCGGCATGTGAACCCGATAAACTAAAGCACCGTCCTGCATTTCCGGAATGACTCTGTCCGGAGTGATGGGCCATAATTCCCGTAAATCTCCGTAAACATCGCGGACAATCTCGGCATAACCGTTGCCCCAGGTCAAAACATGAGCCATAAAAGTTTCCCTGCCGGCCATGGCGGTCATGTAGGGGTTCCATTGGTCGTGCATGACCCGGAATGCTTTATGATCGTCCGCAATTCGCTTCTTGTCGCCCTTGCTTTGCATCAGGTGCAGGGGAAGCGCTCCAATAGTCCCGGCTATGAGTGATATCGCGTTCCAGACCGCCGAATAGGTGAGGGCTGTTTGTTCGGTCACATTTTCGCCGGAAAGGGCTTGAGCGCCGATTAAATTCCAGAGAGACCGGTCCCAAGCCCGCGGATCTGTCAGGCTTAAATTTTTGATACCTTTTTGCATACGGCTGACAATTCCCATTAGGTGTCACTCCGTCCTGTAAAAAGCCCAATTACCATTAACACTACCCCACACACCGCAAACCCAACCCAGGGCCGAAAAAGCCAGAGCCCATAACCCAGCATGGCCAACCCGCCAAAAAGCAAAAAATCCCGAACATCGAGTGCTTTTGCAAGCGCTGCCGGGATTTTTTTGAAAAACTTCAGTTTTTCCGGATATTTAAGAGTCACGTCATAACCAAACCCATTAAAAATTAATCAAAATGCATATAAAAATATGCGATATTGTTTAATAAAAACGGTGGATTGGCTAATAACAGAGTATAACGGTGTTAACTATTGAGACGGTTTTTTCAGGTGAGATGAAAAAACAAATTCAATAAATTCAATGGATTATTGAATTTTAGGGGTTAAAAATGACTTGAAAATTCGATATTTAAAAATAATTTACGATTTATAAAAATATTCAATAAATTCAAATACTTAATCTTAAAAATATTTTACTTTTTTTGAAAAATAATGCTTGACAACCTAACCGATTAGGATTATATTTATAGACAACACTAACAAGAGGAGGATTATAACGATGATGACCGAGATACAATATGCCAACATTAATAATGAGGGTGCCGATGGATATAACCCAATTAGGCAAGCACGACTACGACGTGAGTTAGCCGAGGATCGCGCTAATGTAACCGATGAGGATCGCCGGTATCGCCTATTGACCATTATGGCCGCCACATCAACCGCTGATCCGATGTATACAGAGCTTAATGGCCAATTAGTTGTGATTGAGGCCCGGATTAAGGCCAATCATGACGCTAAGATGCAAGTCGAGTGGACGATTGAGATTACCAAGTCCCGCCGCGAGACTTGGAACGCTTGGGCACGTGGATTGAAAGGAAACATGTCCGGCAAAGCGATCGCCGAAAAAGAAAAAGAGTTAGGATTTTTTTTGGCCGACCTTAAAGAGGCCGTAAAAATGCACAATCTCTAATATTAAGGAGGCTATAATGTGGACGAAACGTAGTTATGATGTGTTGTACGATTGGTTGGATGTCAATAAGCGGGATAATTGTCGCAAAATAATGCGGGCCGATGGCTTAGATGACGTTGTGGATCGACTCGATAGAGCCGATACATTGGGAGACTGGTACAAAATCACCCATGAGGCCGCAGCATCCGTTGGCCCCAAAGTAGTAGAGCAATCGGCCAATCAAGCCGAGATTGAGCTTGATCAAGCCGCCGCCGCTCTCGGCCGCAAAGGCGGCTCCTCAAAATCAGCCGCCAAACAAGCAGCGGTCCGCGAAAACGGAAAAAAAGGCGGGCGGCCGAAAAAACACAAAATATAAAAAAATCCCCAGGGATAACCGCTATGGCCTTTTCGACACCATTATAAATATTTCCCGGCTTTGCATGCCACCAGCCCAGCCGGCGAGTGACCGTTTTTGTCCGGTTACAATATTGCTCAGTCGTGATCGAAAAGCTCATATTCCTGGGCATATTATTTCACCTGTTTCTGTGCTTTTCTCAATGCCGCCCGCGGTATCCGGATGATCCCTTTAGTTTTGGTCGCCGTAATCACACCTTGATCG